TAAGCACCGAGGACTATGCTGATCTAGGTGATAAGATAGGTTTGACCTTTGAGGGGGACGACAGGACCAGCATTGATGACGGTGTATCCATGCCCACCATTGGTGGATCGGGGTCCCAGTACCTCCAGCTAGAGCACCGCGCTCGGTATCGGATGGTTACATTGGAGCAAGAGTTCAACAAGGAGGGGAACAGGGATTTGTTCTACCCCAAGTTGGTTCAACTTCACGAGCAGATGAACGAGTACAAGTCGGTGATGGGCAAGTATGATTTCGTTGACATGATCGAGAAGTACATCGACATCGGTGATCCCCCTGGCTTGGACTATCTGTTTATTGACGAGGCTCAAGACTTCACGCCTTTGCAGTGGGAGATGGCGAAGAAGATTGCTGAACGGGCAGACAGGGTAATCATCGCGGGGGACGACGATCAAGCCGTCCACCGTTGGACCGGAGTTGAGGTTGATCTGTTCATCCAATCCTCGGACCAAGTCGAAAGGCTTACTCAGTCTTACCGCATCCCAAGGTCTGTCCACCGTCTGGCTAACACCATCTCACGGCGCATCCCTGGAAGATTGCTGAAAGAGTTCCAGCCCCGTGAAGAAGAGGGCTTGGTTGATTACGTCTACCATCTGGAAGATATCCCCGTGAACGAGGGGTCATGGACCGTGATGGCGCGGACAAACTATCAAGTTCGAGAGCTCGCCAAATGGTTTCGGGGTTCTGGGTTTAAGTTTTCCATGAAGGGCTATGCTAGTATCTCAGAGAAGTTAGTCGGGAACATCCTAGCGTGGGAGGATCTGTGCCAAGACAAGACGATAGGGTTGCAGCGGCTGCGCCAGTTGTACACTGCGCTACCCAAGCAGGGGGAGGATGCTGCGCTAAGGCGGGGCGCGACCAAACTGCTGGATGCAATACATCCGGAAGCCGAGGTTGGGATGCAACAACTGCTAGTGGATTACGGGTTGCTAAAAGGAGCGGAGATTTCTGCTTATGACGTACTCAGGGTCAGTGTATCTGAGCGCAACTACATCGATGCGATCCAGCGCAGGGGCGAGGACCTTCTGTCTCCGCCTCGGATCAAACTGTCCACGTTCCATGCGATGAAGGGCGGCGAGGACGACAACTGCATTGTATATACAGCGTCCACTAAGGCATGCGTTGAGTCTCGATACCAAGAGGATGAGCACCGTGCGTTCTACGTTGGCGTAACCAGAGCTCGACACACGCTCTACATATTACAAACCGATAACAAATACAGGTACTCGCTATGAATAAAAGGTTGGTAACTTATCCGTTCAAAAGGGAGACTCAGATGAAAATAACTAGAAAAATGGAGATCGATGCCGAGGCGGCAATCTTCTCTAATAAACACCCCAAGGTTACCGAACTGTTTGTTCGGTTCACTACAGATATTATTAACCGAGGGTTCAAGCACTACTCAGTCAGTGCTATTTTTGAGCGCATCCGCTGGGAGACAGACCAAGCAGATGTAGATGGCAAGTCTACGTTTAAGCTAAACAACAACTACCGTGCTTGGTATGCTCGTAGTTTTATGGAGCATAACCCAGAACATGCAGGGTTTTTTAGAACCAGATACCGTGTGAGTGCGGGTCAAGACGCATTAGGTTTTCCAGAACTTACTCCCGAGGATTTTGAATATGAAGCGTGATAAGGTTTTAGACACAGCAAAAGAACTGATCAATGGACAGAGGGCCAAGGACTACGGGGATGCGTTCGAGAACTTCTCCCGCATAGCCACGGGCTGGAACGCTATTATCAAAGAGGCTATGGTAACCCACGGTCATGTGACCGAGCGGCACGTTGCGCTGATGATGGATTGGTTGAAGACAGCAAGGCTCCTTAACGACCTCGACAAAGAAGACTCATGGGTGGACAAGTGCGGATACAGTGCCTTGGGTTCAGAGTTTACTGACCAAGAGAAAGAGATACAGAGTCGGTTGGATAACTATTTGAAGAAAGATACCTGATGCCAGAGAACTTATTTGGAAGCGACCTGCACCACCAGTTCAAGGGCGAGATGGATTTGATCGACTCTGACTGGAACATCCCCGAGTACCCAGACCTGACAGGCTACAAAGAAGTGGCCGTTGATCTGGAAACCAAGGACCCGAACATCAAGACGCTAGGCCCAGGTTGGGCTAGGAAAGACGGGCACATCATCGGGATTGCTGTCGCAGCGGGTGAGTACAAGGGCTACTTCCCTATCCGCCACGAGAATGGACACAACCTGGATCCAAGGATCACGTTGAAGTGGCTGAAGAAGCAGATGGCTGTCCCTGAGATGGACGTAATCATGCACAACGCAACCTACGATGCGGGTTGGATGCGGGCCGAGGGCGTAGAGATCAAGGGTCGGATGATCGACACCATGATTACAGGCGCTCTGGTGGATGAGAACCGCTGGTCCTTTGGCCTTGATGCGATGGCCCGAGACTATGCTGGGATACGCAAAGACGAGAAGATGTTGAAGGCAGCGGCAGCGGCGTGGGGCATCGATCCCAAGGCAGATATGTGGCAGTTGCCCCCGATGTATGTTGGGGCCTATGCAGAGCGCGATGCTGTAGCCACATTGAAACTCTGGCAGGCCCTGAAAATCCAGTTGGATGAGCAGAAGCTGTGGGACATCTGGAACACTGAAACCAAACTAATCCCTTGCTTGTTGGACATGCGAAGCAACGGGGTGCGCGTTGATCTGGACAAGGCTGATCGGAATAAGAAGCTGATCCGCAAGAAGTCGAAAGAGATGCGTCTGCAGATCGAGAAAGAAGCGGGCCTTGAGGTAGATATCTGGGCCTCTGCGTCCATCGCTAAGATGTTTGACAAGCTTGGCCTTGAGTACCCAAGGACCGAGAGGGGTGCGCCATCGTTTAACAAAGCGTATCTGAACAACCATCCGTCCGAGATATGCCAGAAGCTGGTCAAGCTGCGCGAGTTTGACAAGGCTGACAGCACGTTCATCGACAGCATCCTGCGGCACGAGACTAACGGGCGCATCCACACGGAGCTCCACTCCACTCGCAGGGATGAGGGGGGAACGGTCACGGGTAGATTCTCCTCTTCGAACCCCAACCTCCAGCAGATTCCGGCACGGGACAAGGACATCAAGAAGCTAATCCGTGGGCTGTTCATCCCAGAAGAAGGGTACAAGTGGGGATCGTTCGATTATTCTAGCCAAGAACCAAGATTGCTCGTACACTTCGCCGCCAGCGTTGGGGAAATCCAAGGCCAAGACATGCTTGCGGACATTGTCCACCAGTACAACACCGCAGATGTAGACCTCCACCAGATTGTTGCTGACCTAGCTGGGATCAAGCGCAAGGAAGCAAAGGCCGTGAACCTCGGTATTATGTACGGCATGGGCGTGGCAAAGCTAGCGGATCAACTGGGCGTTGATCCAGATGAGGCGAAGAAATTACTACGACAGCACCGTGAGATGGTGCCGTTTGTTAAAGCCCTAGCCGAGATGGCCTCTCGTAGGGCCGCGCATTCAGGGCAAATCCGGACGGTGTTGGGTCGGCTGTGCCGCTTCCACCTCTGGGAGCCCACGACTTTCGGGGCAGGCAAGCCCCTGCCACACGAGGATGCGTTGAAAGAGTATGCGGGAGTTAACGGCATGGGTATTCGCCGCGCCTTCACATACAAAGCACTCAACCGTTTGATCCAAGGATCGGCGGCGGACCAAACCAAGAGGGCCATGCTTGATTGTTACAGCGAGGGATATACTCCTATGCTAACGGTACACGACGAGCTATGCTTTAACATAGATAACCCAGAGCAGACGGCCAAGATCAAAGAGATCATGGAGAACGGAGTCCCGCTAAAGGTTCCATCTAAAATCGATGTTGATATTCAAGATGATTGGGGAGAAATAGAATGATGCAGTTAGAAAACATTAAAGCTTTGGGCTTTAAAGAAATGCACCAAATGCAGATAGATTCTCTGTTAGATTTTGTTGCGACCACAATTAATATTGCCGCCAGTATTGGCGATGAAGAAATCCTTGAGGAAATAGAAGCCCAGTCCGACGAACTTATCAAGATGTTCGGGGGCAATGGGCTTCTTGTTACCTTAGAATCAGGTTCTCTGTAAGAAAGCGTTAGCCGCACGTTCCTCTGGAGTCCCGCCTAACAAGGCGGGGTTCACGGGCCCAGTCGCACTAGCCTGGGTTATCGTAGGGGCTGGCTGTGGTAAGTTGCCTTGCTGTTGTGGGATTAAATTATCAAAGTTAATATCAGGTGCAGTAGGTGCGCTTGGAGTCAGATCATTAAAGTCAATGCTAGGGGCCGTAGAAGGTCTAGTATCTGTGAACAAATCGTCGTCAGGCTTGAGAGACGTGCCTCTCATTTCTTTTTGTATTTGACGAATCTCTTCTCGTGGGTACAGTTCAAGGATTCCTGCATCACGCATTTCTTGGAAGTTTTTCTTGCTGGGTATAAACGGTTGGAACTCACCGCGAACAATATCTTTGTACCCACCAATGTTGTTCTTTTTGAGAACAGTCATTATCTCCCGTTTGGTCATACCCATGGTGGCTAAGTCTTCTACCATCTGATAGTACTGACGATCCACTCGTAACTTGGCGTCATTCGATTTTTGGTACGCTCTTTTTAAAGAATTTGAACTTGCATTTCCGTCGTCCGTAACTTGATTAAACATCCGTTTAGCGTCCGTCTGAGCTTTCCCCAAACGGTACCCGCCATACTCCAAACCTCGAGCCGGATCAAACTCTAGTGGAGAAAGACCAGAGAATGCGCGTATAACTTCTGTCGTAAGATCACGTTCTCTTAACAGTTTGTCTTTTGGACTCACCAGACCTGGAACAATATTGCCTACCGTGCCTCGAATAAATCGACCAGGTTCTCCGTCCAAGTCAACAGGGGACACGCTAGGAACCATTGTGTTCAGAACATGCGTGATCATCTTGTAGCCTTTAGTGCCGTCGCTGTCTTGTTTGTTGTAAACTTCAGCACCTGTAGCTGTCCTTCCTCCACGGAACAACACGTCTGTGACCGCTTCAGTTAACATAGCCTCTGAAAGGAATGGAGAAAAGATTTCTCCAACAGCCCCACCAACGGTGCTAATAAACGTGGACCCAGGACCTTGGCCCTCTTTGACTGCGCCTTCAAACTCGTTCATCGCACGAACAGCGAAACGGTACAGTCCGTCATAAGGGTTCGATGTACTGAAGTTAAGGTATTGAATCTTCCCGTCTTTCTTTCCGATTGGTATAAGAGTTGCACCCTTTTCCCAAGGTGCAGCAAAAGATCTCTGGTACGCTTCCATCTCTTCAGGGTTAACTCCAGAAATTGCATAACCCATTTCCTGTACAGCGACAGGAGCGGCAATAGTTGTACCCAAGAACCCTATCATTCGGTTGCGCCCACGAGTTTGCACCGCCGGAATGTCTGAGGCCATGTCGTCCAAACTCTGACGCACAATGTTGAAGCCAGTACGATAGATTTCCGCAGGGAATGTAATGAAGTTACCGAGAGGCAGGCGGCGACCAAATCGTACAAGGTCCGTAGCGCCTTTGTTGTAGTTAGGCACGGTATCACGGACGATCTGCGCTGCACGGTGCTTGATCATCTCGTCAATATCAGCCTTTGCAAAAGTCCCGTTGTTGATTGAAAGTCGGGTGGCCTCGGACATGTCCTCACCGTTTTTCGTAAGGTACGCAATGGCTTGTTCAGCCTGCTGTGCGTTGCTAAAGTCCATGCCGTCCAGAGATTTACGGATGTGGGCTTGTTCAGCTACATAATTGTAGTGTTTCCAAAAATCGTCGGAGCTTTGGTAAATATTTTCTAGTGGCTTGAGGTATCCGCCCGCAGCTTTAGCAAACTTTTCCCGTGCAGGACTGCCCGCTATTAAAGCTTCCATACCGCTCTCAGGTCCACGGGAAGTCATGCCTACGCCCTTACGCAAAGAGTCTTGGATTTCTCGTAGCTCTGCGTTGGTGCCTAACATGCCGCGCCGTTGGGCATCCATTAACTCGGCTATCAGGTCATCATCACCTTTGGTCATTAAATTTCCGTAGACCAACTTCATGGAATCTCTCATGCTCCCACCTCGGCCAATGAACGGGACGTTCCCGTTCGCTAGGGCAAAAGCAGCGGCAGTGGTGAAGTTTCTAACCTGTGTAATCGGAGAAAGAATAGTCTTACTGTACTGTGACACACCTTTTGCACGAAGCATCCAGTTCCAAGTGCTCCGCAACATTTGGGAACCCATGTCTTCTTCACCAATAATGTGGTTGGTTAGATTGTTGTAGATAGGGCGCGGGACATAGTGATCGTTTAGTGTCCCCCACCCAGAAGTACCCAACAAAACCTCTTCATCTGAAGCTTTGGATGTACCTTTTCTTGCGGCCAATGGGGTACTTAACTCTCCAAAGTCAGAGGAGTCTCCACCTAAACGAACGTAACCACGATTGATTAGTTCTGCTCTTTGAGTAGGGCTAAGTCCTTCCCCTTTAATAATCACATCTTTTAGCAAGCCTGTTTTACTGCCCGCCAAGCGGGAGAGACTACCAAAAAACTCGTCAACAGCCGAGAACTGAGCCAAGTCAGACACAGTTCGCAGTGCTGACTCTCTAAAATCAGTGAAAACCTTGAGGCCTTGGTCCGTCTTTATGACCTTGGTCCCCGTTTCTCCCATCAATGCTCTAAGAGTTTTAGGTATTTGCTCCCTAGAAACAAGCATTCCAGTGTCTAGTCTGTCCCTAGCAATCCGTCCGCCCTTAAACGATTGACGAGCTTTGATAGTGTGTTTCGAGAGAAAAGATTCCCTGGCTTTTTTGGCCGCTTCACTTGTAACCTTTGAACCCACTTCAACTATGGGGCCTTCAGGTGTATTTTTTAGCGTAAGGCCGTTGGCGTCTAGAAACTCATCGGTCAGCATAGACTTGTTTACATCTCTACGAGCTAGCTCCGTGAGTTCTCTTTGTGTAGCTCTTTTATTAGACACGAAAAAAGCGTCTGCCATTTCTGTAGACTCTTGCGTCGGCACATAATCCTGATCTTCGTGGATACGATAGGACCGCTTCATGTAGCTGCCATCGTTGTCGTTAATTATATCGTCAAGAGAACGTCCATCTTTTGTAGTAATATTATTGTTCTTAATGAAGTTACTATCTCTAAGTTTTGCAGAGCCGTTGTCTATAGCTTCCCTGTATTTTCTTAGGCTTGGACGAAGAGTGCCGGGGAGTTGCTTTAAAAGGCCAGCTTTAATAGTCTCGTCAGCTTCTGTAAGATATGCGTTGCTTCTGTTTAAGATTTCAAGACGCGCTAAGTTTCCCTCAAGTTCTTTTGGGGGAAGATCTTTAAACAAATTGTCTAACGCTGTGTCATATTCTTTCTGCATAAAAGCAACCTGCTTGTTAGCAGCGTTTGTCTGTGCATCAATAGCCAAACGAGTCTCAGAAGCCGATTGAGGCAAGTATCCCTTTGGAGTAACCATTGAGATTGCATCGGCCTTAAAGCGTTGCAGCCTGCTCAACTCGTCGGGGGCCATCATCCTCTGGTACAGCAGGTTATCAACATTGGCCGCAGTAGTATCGATCTTTTTCTTTAATGCTTTCGCACCCATCTGTCCCACGGGAGACTTGATTGCCCCCCCAACAGTTTTCCCTGCGCCCATCAGAGCACCTTGTGCTACGCCCCCAAGCAAAAACCCTTCGGCTCCAATCTTTAGTTTGTTGCTAAGTCGAGTAAGGGCTTTCACTCTTCCGCTTAACCCTATTAAATCATAGGTTTGTGTCGGGCCCATTTCCGCCCAGTCAGCAAGAGTAGTCATGTTGTCGTCTGATACAAACCCGTCTGCTGCACCCGCCGCTAGCAACTCTTTTGTTGCCAAGCCAAACCGTTCCTTTGTGGATAACGGAACATTCTTCAGCCCAGCTTTTAAACGGTTAGCTTTAGATGCAACACTGACCGCTTTAGCCGCAAGACCCCCCGGCACAACAAACTGCGTTATGATTTCGGCACCTTTTCCCAAAATGCCCTCGGGCTTTAAACCAACATCGTCCCGAAAAGCTTCCATGCCTTCGGTAATTGCATCACCGTACTCTGTTCCCACGGCAATGTCGGGCACAAGAGCCAAGGTTGTGAATGCGCCTTCAACAGCTTTAGTAACCCCAGAGCCAACTCCTAGAGCCACGTTCCCAACGCCTTCTCCAAGACGTTCACCAAAGGTATCAACACCGTCGTCAAAGCCAATGATGTTATCCGCCGCGGCATACCCAAGCTGTCCTACTTTTTCTGTGACATAATCTAGGGGAGCAAGGCCAGTGTCTCCGATCAAGGTCTTGCCTCGATCATCTAAACCTTTGGCGTACTTGCGAAAAATATTTTTTTCGTCTCGTTCCAAAGGAAGTAAATCATCGAAGGACAATGAGTCTGGATTAGATTGAGGGATCAGATCATCAAAAGAGACGTCAGCCATTACAAATCTCCTGGGTCTATGCCATTGCTTTTCAATCTTTCTATAACGGCATCTCTAGGAGCGCCGTTCTCAATAGCCTTTTTAGCTTTTTCCAGCGGGGTCATTGGGGCTGCGGTTGTTGAACCGTCACCAGCCGTTTTGCCGTACAATGGGTCAAGGATCGAGGCAGCTTGCTGCGCAGCTTCTTGGATCGTGGTCCCAGGATTGCTGGACATGATGTTGTTTATCATAGCAGGAAGAGCTTCTGCATAACGCTTCATTGGCTCATAACCGCCGCTGCCGCTGGCACCTGTTTTAGCCGCAGCACGAGCCGTGGCCGTCTTCTTGTATTCGCCAAGGCCCAACAGCACGGCTTGAGCAAACTCATCTGGTCCTTTACCAATGGTAGACCCGATGGCCACGTCTGCAATTCGCCTGTTGATTTCGTCGATGTCGTTGACATTTTCCATACCAAACACAGTACGGGCGAAGTCTTGCTTAGACTCGTCGTTTAACGGAAGTCCTGATTGATCCAACACCGTGTTTACAATGTTGTCTGTGTTCTTAGTAGCAACGGCTGCGTCAAGGGAGTCTTTCTTTTCAAGAGCTGCGGCCTCTGCCGCTTCTTTAGAAGAGAACTTCTCACCCAACGCATTTGTAAATTCTTCACCGCTGCGACCTAAAAAATCGTTGAACGCGCCAGTGAACAAAGCGACTGACCCCAACGCTATAGATGTTGGAGTAATGAGACGGGCCGACTCCGTTATATCAACGGGGCCACCGTCATCAAACCCCATAGGAGTTATAGGACCCGCAGCTTGAGGAGCCGGGACCGGAGCCTGTTGCTGCATAGGCGTTGGCATAGGCGTTGGCATAGGCGTTGGCATAGGCGTTGGCATAGCCATCGGCATCGGCATAGCCATCGGAGTGGTCTGTATCATGGGAGCCCCTACCCCAGAACTTTCGCTCGGCATGGAGTTTCGTTGAGCTTCCATAAGCTCTGGAGAAGATGACATAATGCCACCCATCTTAGAAAGTTTGTTACGAGCAGGTCGAGCCTTGGCGGCAAATAAACTTCGGTTGTATACGTTGTCCATGTTTAAACCCTACCTGTTCACGAGGCCACCAAGACCTCCGAAAATATTACCTTGTCCTTGACCACCAGAAATTATGTTGGCACCAGCCATGGCCCCTCCTAAAGGACTGGCCTGCGGGGTTGCCGCTGCCGCAAGAGATGTGCCGCTTGATGGAACCCCTGATAGAATATCCCGCATGTACGAGAACCTAGAAAACGGTTCGTATGCTTCTTCAAGTTGTCCTGCGCGTTGCACATCGTATTCGTTTTGCAACTGGCCCTGCTCCAACGATCCGACGTTGAACAAAGAGTTAACGTCCTGCATCCCGAGGGCTTGAGTAGCTTCCCCAAGAGCACCGATCCCTGAACCAAGACCTTGGAACAATTGACCTGCGCTTTGTCCACGCTTTTGCTGGTTCTCAAATGCGCTTTGAGCTTGGGTCTGAGCCCCAGTGTATGCAGCCGAACGAAGTTGAGACCCTGTTCGAGCCTTCTGGTCCATGATGTTGCGTTGCAGTTCTGACTCTTGGACAGCTTGCCGAGATCCTCCAAAGGCTCCCGATCCAACAGCCTGTGCTCGTTGCCCAATATTTTCTATTGCGCCAGCACGATCAATGTCAGCATAGGTTGAGTCTATTACGTCCTCAACAAAGGGGTCGTAGAAATCTTTGTATCCACCCTGTCTGACAGGCTGACCTTGCGAATCCAGTTGAGCATTCCCCTGCGCGTCGTATTGAATTTGACCTTGAGGATTGTACGCACCCATGCTGCTGTCTAACGCAGCGATGCCTTTGCCAAACGTGCCACGAGAATCTTCAAGAAACGGTTTGTACGTTCCAACTCCAGACTCATAAACAACTTCCCCTGTTTCTGGGTCTGTGTACCCAGTCATCCTACGAATAGCTTCCGTCTGAGCGTCAGTGAAACGCATCACATCAGGGGCAGCAACTCCGCCCTCAGTGCCCTCAATAGGGGTGCCGTACTGATCCGTCTTTGCAAGGGCAGCATCCGAGGTGAACCCACCAGCAAGTGCCTCAAACATTGGGTTGCCAGCTTCATCCAGAACTGGATTGCCGTACAAAGGAGATTGCGTGGCGATACCAGATATCTCGCCTGTCTCTTCGTTTGTCTGGTAGATATTAGCAAGAAGGTCTTTGAGATACTTTTCCTGATACTCAGGAAGAAGATTCATATTCTTGGTAATGTACTCCTGCGCCTGTGCCATTATGCTCTCCGTTCAAACTGGTTCATCATCTCATACATCTTAGCCGCTCCGGCCCCACGGTTCCCACTGCCCGCTCCGCGGACTGCATCCGCGGTCATAACAAACTCTCCGTCAGAAAGCCTTGCTTCTTGGACAGGACCTCCGTCCTGATAAATCTTTGCAGGAATTGAATCACTGGTCCCTGATCCGGGGCCCTCAATCATTCCGCCTTCAGCTCGTGTTTGAACCCGAGGAGTACCGGGCACCGCAGTCCCACTGTAGTCTGGTCGTCTTTCGCCTGTGTTGTACTGAGCCATCTCATTATCGGACATAAGGTTCCCGAACCGTGGTGCTTGTTGTGAGTACAACAGCTCTCTCATTATCCCGCCCATGATTGGATTAGTCGTTCCGTCAGAGTTGTTAATACCAATGCCTTGAAGAATGCTCTCGATGCCGCTCATCTTTGGATCGCCTGGGATGCGAAGAGCTTCTCCCCGAGTTTTCGGAGCAAGAGGGTTTGCTGCGCTGCCCATGGCTGCTTTGCCCAAGGCCGATTGAACAGAGTTTCCTCCTGCTAAACTTCCTAAAGCCATCTGTGCGAACTGGTTCAAACCGTTTTGATTCCCGCCACCGCCGCCAAACAATCCTGTGATTCCTGCACCGCGTTCCTGCGGACTAGCACCACCTCCGACCATTGACCCAAACAATCCAGGTGCGCCCATGGTTGCCCCTGTAAAGAGAGCTCCAATTCCAGACTCAAAGGCGTCTTCTGCCGAGCCCCCTGAAAGTACGTTACCTGCTGCTGCTCCTAACGCTGCTCCCGTTGGGCCACCCGCCAGAAATCCGACAAGAGAGCCTATCGAAGAGAACAGACCACTTTTATTTTCGCCTGAGTTATTTTCTTTAGCCATTAGGTTTCTCCTAAGATCGCTTCAGGAGCGGTCACTGGTGCACTTATACTTTGTTTTTTCGTCCCTGTCCAAGCCAAAACTTGTTCTGAAATTTTACTCACGATATCACCACGGTAACGCCCCCCGAATTGCCGTTCGCGGATAAACCTAATAAATTAGTTTGGTCCGCTACTGTTATCTTAACAAACGCCCCCGACGCATCTCGGTACTGGAA